TTACACCGCCGCCGTTTTGGTCGCCGCGATCCGCTTCCCAATCTCGATCACAACGCGATGCTGCGACACGTACTTCGAGCGAATTTTCGATACGTCTTTCGTCGTCCAGCCAAGGATATCGGCGATCTCCTGATCGGTCAGACCGGCGATCATGCACCGCGTCGCGAACGTGCCGCGCAGGTCGTGCAGGTGGACGGTGATGCCGGCGGCGATCTTGGCGTCACGGAACCGCGATCCCAACCCCATCGCCGTCCATGGCCGCCAGTAGCTATTCGACAGTACGGTCTCGGGCAGCGGCTTTTGCCGGTCCGGCCGCTTCGCTGCCATCTCGGCAGCGTGACGCGCGCGAATCCGGGCGAGGATCGCCTTTGTCTCGGGCAGGATCGGGACGGTCACCATCGTCCGGCCCCGACTCTTGCCGGTGTGCCAGACGATCGCGTGATCGCCGATCGCGCTCCATGGCAGGCGGACCAGATCGCCCCGGCGTAGACCGGTGGCGGCGGCGAGGTCGATCGCCTCCTGCACCTCCACCGATGCTTCCTTCGCGAAGGCCGCAAAGTGTTCGGCTTCCCAGATGATGTCGGAGCGGTCCTGTTCGTACAGCCGGTCGGTGTCGAACAGGACATTGAACGGCAGCATCCCGCGATCGACGGCCCAGCTTAGCAGCGCCGAAAAGGCGGTGATCGCGGCGTCGGCACTGCGCGGCTGCTCGGCCCAGCGGTCGCGCCAGTCTAGCACGTCGCCACGGACGCGGCGATCGGCGAACACTTTCAGGGGTGCCTTGCCGAACTCGGTGCTGATGCGCGCGTGCCACGTGCCGTAGTTGACCCGCGTCGAGGCGGCCAGCTTCTTCCAAGCCGCCGATTCGGTGTAGCGCGTGATCAGGCCGTCGATCGTGTCGGACGGCGTTGCGGATGCCGGGCGCGTGGCGGCGGCGGCGTCGGTCAGCGCGGCGGTGATGGCCGGCTTGGGTCCGCCTTCCTTGCGATGAATGAGCGGCCCGCCCCGCCATGCATAGACGTAGTGAATGACCGGTTTGCCCGGTCGGCGCTTCGTGACGATATGCAGGCCAGCGGCCACGGCTATTTCCCTCGCTGCGCTTTCCATGCAGCGTATGCATCGTCGCCGCCAACGGCAACGGCCGGCGATGACAGGTTGAACTGGTCGGCGATGATCCGGTCCAGCTGGGCACGCGCCCACAAGGTGTTGCCGCCTTCCTTCACGCCGACCGCACCGAAGCGGGTCAGGAACGTGTTCTGCGATATGCCCATGTAGGCGGCAGCGACCGGCGCGGTCATGCGCGCGGGCCAGTCGGGCAAGCCCTCAAGGCGCGACAGTGCGGTCATGCGGCGGCACGCCCTTCTGTCCTGCTCGCACGCCACGCGGCGTTGGCATGGGCCACGTCGAGGATGTGGCTGATATGGTCGCGCGGGCGGGCGTGCCATGCGAGAGCGGCGACGGCTTCGGCGAAGTGCGCGGCGTCGGCATCCTCGCCGTGGCGATCGGCCAGCGTGCGCGCGCGATCGGCGGCGGCGTTCAGGTCGGTCCGCAGTTCGTGCGGATAGGTGCCTTCGGTGCCGTTGCTGACGATCCATGCCGTCTCGGCGTCATAGGGTGGTCGGCCAGCGGCGATGCTGTCCCATTGCGCGACCAGCGCCGTGGCGATGCGCAGGCGGGCGGTGGCGTCGGCTGCGGTTAGGCGGCCTTTTTCGACCTGTTGCGGGTCGAGGGTCCGGCGCTGGTCGAGGATGCGGCGGGCGGCGCGCGCGAGCGCGGGCCAATCCGAAGCCAAGGCTGGGCCGGGCATCTTCATGATCCGACCATATCGCGAAAGAGAATGGGTTGGGTCGAGCCGTCCGAATAGACGCTGTCGAGCCACGCCGCAGCGCTGGGTTCGTCGCCGCCCCATTTGTCAGGGAAGGTTCGTGCGGCGATTAGGCCCCGGATCAGCGCCTCTTCTTCGGCGTTGATCAGGTCGATGCCACGTTCTGGCCTGCCGGCGCTCGCCGCGCCGACACAGACCCGGCGCTGAATATCCAGAATTTGTTCGAGCGCCATGCTACGCGCGGCCAACGTCAGCGGCCCCATGCGTTGGGGGTTCTTCGCGATCGCGCCGGACTTCAGGCGTTCGACACCGCTCTTGCGGTGCCGCTGCTCTGGTTCGCGCATCCACCGGTAGATCGGTCGCAGTTCTTGCAACGGATGGACGTGCTGCCATCCGTTGATTCTGCAGATGACCCGCAATGCGGTATCTTCGGCGGCGAGCGGACAGGCGACACATCCCGTGCGGGCGTTAATTTCTGTCGCATCATCGCCGCCATACGCGTCGGCAAGGATCGCGGTCGGCCATCCGCCGAAAGCGGTCTGAGGGGCGAAAACCTTGAGCCAGTCCCAGACGATGCAAACGCGCCAGTGCAGGATCGGCGCGAGGGTCGCGGTGCGACCCCGGATGCCCTTCGCATTCGGCAGCACCTGTTGATACCAGCCCTGTCCACATTCTGCTCCGTCTTTGGAGCAGGACATAGCAATGCGACCGTCGCGCTGGGCACTCTCGCCCTCGCGAACGCCGGTGATGGTCAGCAGAGTGCCCGGCAAGCTCTCGAGCACGACCGCCATAGCGGCCGCCATCGGATCAACCTTGATCTGTCGCGTGCACCAGCGAAGCGTGTTGTTGTTCGGCGGCGGCACGCCCCGGCCGAGAATGTACGGCATGAACCGCTTTTCAATTGGGGCGCGAACGACGATCACCTCGATCCAATCGATCCGTCGAAGCATTGCCATGATGAGTTCGGCGGACGCTTGGATGGGAGGCAGTTCCTGCCGGGTGTCGGCGTACAGCACATAGAGTCGCTTCGGTCGGCGCAGCATACCTGCGTCGATCATGTGCACGATCAGGGTCAGGACGGCCGTGCTGTCCTTCCCGCCCGACCACGCGATGGCGACGTGTTCGTGCCGATCCCAGTAGGCGAGCAGCGACGCCAGCGTCAGTTCGATTGCCTCTTCGTGAAGCATCCGAACGCCGCGTGCGAAGAGGTTATCGACGGCGGCCATTACCGAACGCCTCGCATGATAGATGCGGTCGCGTTTGCAGCGGTGAGCAGGGCCAGCCACAGGGTTGCGAGCAGGATGCTGCCCAGACTGGGGCGGCGCAGGGTCGGGCGACGGATCATCGGGCGCGTGCCTTATCGATCGCGGCAGTCGCGAGGGCGTCGGCTGCGGCCTCGGCTTCGTCGCACAGTTTCGTGATGTTCGCCGCGATGCCGCGCGCGGTTTCGACGGTCATGTTGTGGCCCATGCCGACCGCTTCGTCCTGGGGATCGTCGTCGTACGTCGGGGAATAAAGGAAAATGGTCAGGAGCTTTGCGCCGCTTTCCATTTCGCTGGTCGCCACGGCGATGCCGGGTGCTGCGACGACCAGCACGTCTTCGCCGTTGTGGAGCGGGACATAGGTCGGGGCGAACATGGGCGCTTCCACGCTCTCGGTCGGAGGGCTGGCGATGAGGCGGCAGCGGGGAAACTCATCCATGGTCCACGCTCCATTCCGGGCCGCGCCGAAGGATGCGGGTGATGCGGTGGCGCTGGGGGATGATGGTCGCGGCGATCGAGCCGACCGCGACGACGAAGGCGCTGGCGAACAGCGCGTAACAGCCGGCGGCGATCACGCCGCTTCCACCACGCGAACGTCGCGCATGATGGGGAAGTGATGGTGCGGCGGCTTCACGGCACCGTCAGCGCCGACGGCGTGAAGCATCGCAGCTTCGGCCATCGCGAGCAGGGCGCGCGCCTGTTCAGCCAGTTCGGTGGCGGACATGACCGAGTTGCCGATGTGGCGACCCGTTTCGTCGAAATAGCGGAGCGAGACGGCAGCGGCCGGACCCTTCGGTCCGGTCAGCGGCACCGTTACCGCACGCAAATCAGTGATGAATGGGGTTTGCATATGGCACCTTCGACCGGCTTATCCGGCAAGTGCCACAATGCGATAATCGCAATTAAAAGGTCAACGGTAAAAAGTGCGATTATAGCAATTCACGTTTCGAGGGTTGATTGTGTTCGTCATTTGTTCCTATTTTGCATCATAGATTGGGGATTGGCAGGCAGCGATGTTCGTTGTGTTTTGGTACCGAGCTAGGTGTTTTGATCGGCCGGTTGGGCCGTGGCGCGAACGATACAGCGAGGCGTGCCGCGATCTTGAAGGGGAAGGGCTGGCTTCACGCGACGAACGTGGGCAGCTATTCATAACTGTTCCCGGCGACGTTCAGGTCAGGCGCGATTTCGATGCAGTAGTAGACGCTACATCCGCGAGGCGCGCCATATGACGCGGCCGACGATCGAGAATGCCGTACCGTCCCCGATCGTTATGTCGACATGAACGGGGTTGCTCGAACAGGGCACTAAACGGGCAGGTTCGTTTGCGAACTGCTTGAACGTCGTTTCTCCACTGTCGTTTAGGACTACGTAAAACCGACCGGGGAATAGCGCCCGGTCATTGGGGTCAACGACCACAGTTCCGCCGTCCTCAACGTATTGATCCATCGAATCGCCTACGACCCGCAAGGCAAACGTACCCTTCGGGATCGTTGGGTCCGGTGTCGGAAGATGGCCAATGGGGTGCTGGATAGCTTCACGCCAATTCCCGCCACTGACCTGTCCTATGATCGGGATGGCGGTGTTTATTGGCGCGTCAACTGTGACCTCCGGGCCAAGCCAGTCGAGGATTGCCGATGCTTCATGAGCTTTTAATAACCGCTTACCGGTCAGTATCTTCGACACTGCTGTCGGGTCGATATTGAGAAGGTTAGCTAGGTCGATTTGACGCTTACCATTGCGCTTCAGAAGGTCACGCAGGTCATCAGGTAAGTGGATGTTTGCCATGCGTTTATGAAGCGGACGCTTGCGAATATCGCAAATGCCATTATCGCAAAATTCTGCTTGCGACGAAATTGCGATTATCGCATTACCGGCGCTATGGACACGGTTCCCCCTGACATCACTTGCCGCGTACTCGCGGGATTGGACGGCACAACAGCCGTCGCCAAGCTGTTGAAGCTGCCGATTTCGACCGTCCATAGCTGGCGGCGTATCGGTATGCCCCCGTCTCGCGCGGATCATCTGAGGCTTGCTGCGGAAGCCGTAGGAAAGATGGTCGATTTCGAGACCGGGCAGGTCGCAGAAACAGTGCCAGCATGAACACCGCGCTGTTGCTTTGCGCAGCGTCGGTTGCGCTCCCCTTCGCTGCGATGAAAGCGCGCCGTAGATGGCGAGACTTCCATCGTGTCCCCAATCTCCACGGAGCCTCCCTGAAGGTCGACGCCGCCAGCGTCCTGAACGGCCACCCTGTCCGCGCGTCGCGGGCCAACCCGTCCGTGGAGCGGAACGAAACGGGCAAGGATGGCAATGGCGGCATTCTGGTTTTGACGACACCAGACGGTGTCGAGGCAAGCTGGATTGCCGAGCGCATCGCCGCGTTCCCGCTCACGCCCGGTCCGGTCTGGATCGGTGTCGATCTGCGGAGTGAGGACTCTTGCGGCGGGCATGACGACGGGGTCGGGCATACGAAAGGGCCTAGCCAATGAGCGGCGGAATGGTCTCTCCGGCTTTTATCCCGATAACGGAAGACGACGCCCGCGAATTAACGCGGGCAATGCTCGTGCCGCTTTGCCAGAGCCTCGGGCCGACCCGTGTAGGCAAGGCGCTGGGCTGCGACGAAAAGACCGTGCGGAACGCGCGGGACGAAACGTCGACGCTACGCATCGACTTTCTCGCGAATGCCCTTGGTCTTAATCCCTTGGCACTCGACGGTTTTCTAGCGCGGGCCGGGCGGCGTTCGGTGCCGGCCGAGTGCGTGGGTGCGGCGGACGGTGACGCGCTCTGCAATTTGCTGAAGGTGTCGCACCTTTTGAGCATGGCCCTTTCGGACCGGCAATCGCCCGGTTCGCTCGATGACGCTGAATTAATGGCGATCCCACCGGACGCGCTGGACGCCTGCGCCAGTGCGATCAGCGCCATGCAAACACGACAGAGCGCGGTTCGCGCGGGGAGGAAGTGATGTCGAAGCTGTACCTGCCGGCGCAGGTGCCGAACGAAGGCGCGCGGCGTCTTTCGGCGTGGTTTCTGTCGCGGTCGTCTATTTCGGCGCGGGGAGCATTAGCCTCCGTCGGTGTGGACTTCGGCAAGCTCGACCGGATGGTCGCGGGTGAACTGATCCCCGGCGCAGACGAACGGTTCGCGATTGCCCTAGCGACCGGTCATGCGGTGCTGGTGCGCGACTGGTCTTCGCCGGCACGTGGCCACTGGGGTGATCCGGTGCCTGCGCGGACGATGCGGCGGGCGGCATGATGCACCAGACTGTCGCGTCGCATCGGCCGATCGATGTACTTGAACCGCTGGCTGAACTGGGTGGCGCGTTCGCCTGTTCGCCGAATGCCCTGTCCAGTTGGGCGATAACGGCCGCTACGAACCGGCGGTGCGTCTATGCGCGCGTTCCTCGCATTGGTGCCGCGCTGGGGGAACGAGCGCGGCTACTGGCTCGAACCGGCGCGGTGCAGATCAATCAGGTACGCAGCAAGGTCGATCCGGAATTGTTCGAATACATCGCGACCCGGACGAACAAGCCGTTCGCGGCGGACCCGGTCGTCCTCGACAAACTGCCGCAGGCGGCGGTCGACGTGCTGGACCTGCTGGAACGCTGCGCGGCGCGCGGCCTGTCGTGTCCGACGAACGCCCAGATATCGGCAACGCTGATCGGCATGACGCCGCAGCGGGTCAGCGACACAATCTGCAAGCTGCGCGACTTCGGGCTGTTGCGGGTTTCCGCACCGAATATCGGCGGCGTCGCGCGGCGGACGATCACCATCGTTAGCACCGGAGAGACGCTATGCCCGGCCGGGTGAACGGCGCTACCCTTAGCGGTGAAGTCGATCGCTATTGCCTGCGACTGGGCATCACCAAAGCCGCCTTGTCGCGGGCCAGCGGTGTGCCTGCGCAGACGCTTTCTCATCTGCTGCGGTCGCGGATCGCGAAGCCCGAGACGGTTCTTGCCGTCCGCAGTTTCATCGCTGCGAATCCCGACCGGTTGCCGGACACAATGCCGTCTGCCCCGGAGCGGGTGATAGCGCCGGTGCCGGTCAAAACGACGGCGAAGGCGGTCAATATCATGGTCAAGGCGACGCCGGCTGAACTGGTGGCCTCGGCCCTGCTCGAAACGCCCAGCGACCTCGTGCGGCACGTCGCCGTTCGCTGGCCGCAAGTCTGGCAGGCGGTGCTGTTGCGAGCGCGCGCGGACGGTAAATTGCCCGGCGTCACGCTGTTGGCGGTCATTGAGCGTGGTCTTGGTATCGAGATCACTTGTGACTGAAGCTGGCATCCTGCGCGACCGGGCGGCGACGGTTTGTCCTGCCTGCGGTCTGCCAAAGCATGGCTGGGAAGTCGTTTGTCGACGATGCCGTCCCGCTGTGCCGGGCCGACTGTGGCAGAGGCTTGGAAGCGCGAAGCGCGAACTGCGGTGCCACCTGATCGCTGGAATCGAACGGGAGATCATCGCGGCCGCGTCCACTGAAACTGGCGCAGCCGGGCCATGATCGATCAGCGTCGGGCAGTCGCCCGTCGCGCTTTGGTGGGCCGCGTTGTGAAAGCGCCCGCCGGTAAGTCTTCGGGGGAATCATCGTCGTGAATACGGTGTCGGCGTTGTCGCCCATGGGGCAGGCAGCGATTGCTTTTGCGCGCCGGGGCTGGGCGGTATTCCCCTGCAACGTCCAGAACGGGCGACCGCTGGTCAGCGGCGATCGGGACGAAAACGACAAGGTCATTCCGAACACGGGTGGACTGCACAAGGCGACCTGTGACGAAGTCCAGATCGAGGCGTGGTGGCGCAGGTGGCCGGTCGCCCAGATCGGGCTGAACGCCGGTGCCAGCGGGCTGCTGCATATCGATTTCGATCCGCGCGTCGACGAGCTGGTCGACGAAGAAACCGGGGAGGTCACGCGCGACGAATGGAGCGTTGATCGGCTCAAGGCCGCTCTGACCGTGCAGATGGGTCAACCGTTGCCGGCGACGCTGGTGTCGTCAACGCCTAGCGGTGGCGAGCATCATTGGTACCGGATGCCGGCCGGTGAGCCGATCGGCAACCGGGGCAATTTGCCGCAGCACGTCGATGTTCGTGGGCATGGCGGCTACGTGATCGCGCCGCCCTCCGAACGCGTCGGGGATCTGAAGCAAGGCGGCAAAAAGGGGCCAGGTGCCTATCGCTGGATCACGGGTGATTGGGCCGATCCGGCCGCCGTAGCGCCACTGCCGGCGGCGCTGGAACGGGTGTTGCGCGAGCGTGCGGCAAAGGTTGGTAGCGGTAAGGCGAAGCCTGCCGCCCGCGCCCGGCCGGGCGTCGCTGTGGCAGCGATCGACGTGTCGGACGATGTTCGCAAATATGCGATGGTGGCGGTTGAGGCGGAATGTCGCGACATCCGCACTGCCGGTAGCGGCAACCGCAACGCCCAGTTGAATACCAGCGCGTTCAAGGTGGCGACTCTGGTCGCGGCCGGCGCGATCGATAGCGGCTTTGCGCGGACCTGTGTCGAGGCGGCAGCGCGGGACAATCCGGGCAACGACGACGATCGGCAACTGGCAGCGACGATCGAAAGCGGATGGATAGCCGGACTTCAGCAACCTCGCGACCTCGAAGAGGTCGCGGCATCATCGCGTTCCCGCCGGGAACGCGGGAACAGGGCGCGGTCCGCGCCTGCCGCCGCGCCGGCCCCTTCCGCCGCCGGGCGGGTAAAAAACGAACCCTTCCGGGTTGGAAGTGTCGATGACCAGCAATCGCTGGGGGAGGTCGACCGGGCGCGGCTGCGCACAATCTCTGCCGCGTGGATGCTGCGGCGTCTCCAACATATTGACCGCACCAAGGATGCTGCCACGCGGCTTGCCTTCTCGGTCGGGCGGCGCGTCGGTGCCGGGCTGATCGACGAATCCGAAGCGGCCGAGACGCTATGGGAAGGATGCGAGACGATCGCGGATGTTCAGCCCGACGATATCGATCAGGCGTTGGGCGATGGCATTGCGCGTGGGTTCGATCCGGGGCCGATCCTGCTGTCGCTCAAGTGCGCCGGGTTCCCGATGACCGATTTCGGCATCGCGGAACGGTTCTTCGCCCGATACGGTGCCGATTACCGGTTCACGACCGCCAAAGGCTGGCTGGGCTGGGACGGGCGGCGCTGGAAGGTGCTGGATCAGGAAAAGGATATCGCGCCGGCCGAGGTGGTCGCGGCGGTGTTCGAGACGGTCCGCGCGATCCAGACCGAAGGGCAACTGGTGCACGACACGGGCGTCCAGTACCAATTGACTGGCAGCGAAAAGCAACAGACGCTCGCGCTGGAAACCGACAATCCTCACGGCCTCGACCACTGGCGGGTCAAGGGGAAGACGTGGGAATTGCATTCCACGATGATGCGGGTGTTCGGTCGGCAGAGCGAGGTTGCCGGCAAGCCGCAGGCCATCGCCAATCTGTCGCGGCGGTGGCTGACGGTGCCGATCGAGGCGTTCGACGTCGACCCCTATGCCATCAACGTCCTGAACGGGACGCTGCGGTTCGCGCGTGAGCGGTTGCCGGATGGGTCGCGATCGTCGAGCGTCGAACTGTGCCCGCATCGTCGCGACGATCTGAACACCAAGTTGGCACCGGTCGACTATGACCCGGACGCGACCAGCCCGGTCTATGACGGGTTCTTTGTGTGGGCGCAGCCGGAGGCCGAAATGCGGCGCTACCTGCACCAGTGCGCCGGCTATGGCGCGAGCGGCGATACCAGCGAGCAAAAGCTGTGGTTCTGGTACGGGCTGGGCGCGAACGGGAAGTCGACGACGATTGACCTGTGGGCGTACGCGCTGGGCGATTATTCGGGGACGATCGGGATTGAGACGTTCCTCGATCAGGGCATCAAGAAACGCGGCGAGCAGGCATCGCCCGATCTGGCGCGACTGGGCGGCGTGCGGATGTTGCGCGCGTCGGAGCCGGAGCGCGGGGCGAAGCTGAACGAAGCGCTGATCAAGGCAGCAACGGGCGGCGAGCCGATGGCGGTGCGTGCGCTGCATCGTGGGTTCTTCGATCTGGTGCCGCTGTTCAAGCTGTTCATCGGCGGCAATTACCGACCCGACGTCCCCGGCACCGACGAAGGGATCTGGCGGCGGCTTAAGCTGGTGATGTGGGACGCCCATGTCGAGGACAACGACCGCGACGAGCAGTTGCCGGCTAAGCTGCGGGCGGAAGCGCCGGGCGTGCTGAACCACATCGTGCGCGGGATGCTCGACTGGCTGGCGAACGGCCTGATCGAACCGCAGGCGGTGTCGGCCGCGACGCAACAGTATCGCGAGGATAGCGACCCGCTGTCCCGGTTCCTGAAGCTATGCACCGAAGCCGTGGTCGGGAGCCGCATCCAGTCGTCGGTGCTGTACGAAGTATTCGTCGCATGGTCGAAGGCGGCCGGCGAGACCGAGTGGAAGCAAAAGGGCTTTTCCAAAGCGATGACCGACAAGGGCCACAAGAAGAAGGCGTCCGACGGCATCCAATGGCTGGACCTGAAGCTGGTTAGAGCCGTATCGGACTTCGTTGACGATCAGGGTCGAGTAATCGAGCATGATACGGATGCCCGGCGATTGCACCCGCCGGATGATGACGATGACTATCTTGCCCCCTGATGCTTCCGGTTCGGAAGGGTGGCGGAAGGTTCCCGGAACGGGAAAAGCGCGGATTTGTGCGGGTTCGGAAGGGTTGGAAGGGTGCGTGCGATATTCTGATGCGGGTGCGGATGCGCGCGCATATGCGCAAGCGAATATACTCATAAACCCTTCCAATCCTTCCAATCCTTCCATTGTCTTTAGAAAATGGTGTCATTTCAATGACTAGACTGTTTGACGGACCCGGAAGGGTCGAAACCGATCCTTCCGCTGTCGGAAGCTTGCTGTCGTTTGCCGAGGTTGAGGCCCGTCTGGTCGAGGCGGTGCGGGTGTCGTGGCGTCTGCCCGACCGTGAAGCGGGGTGGCAGCGGGTGCGGTCGGCATGGCCGGAGATCATGCGCGAAGCGTCAGCGGGCGACTATGACGCACGCGGTGGTGACCTATCCAGTTCGGATGTGAAGCTGCGCACGGTGGCGGCGACGCGGGGCGAGGTGGTGGAGATGGAGCAGGCGTTCGGGTGGCTGGCGGCGGTTGCCGATGACGACCGGCGGTTGGTGGCGCTGGCGATCGGGTGCCTCGCGCGCGGCGACAAGCAGGTGCCGTGGCTGCGGCTGCGCAAGCCGATGGGGGTCACGCGTGGGGCGGAAGGGCTGCGCAAGCGATATGCCCGTGCAGTCGGTCGGGCCTGTGTGTGTGCAAACCAAGGACTTCTGCGGGTGGACGGCGGTCAAGCCGGTATAATGTCGGAACCGAAAATATAGGGTGTCCACATTGGCCGTTGTTTTCGGCTATTTCCCGTCATGCTGGGACGGGCCTTCGGGTACGGCACGGCAATCCCCCTCTCCCCGAGCCTTGCAACGCCCCGTCTGACTTCGGTCCGGCGGGGCGTTGCGCGTTTTAGGGGGGGGCCTTGGGTCCTTCCCGGTCTTTCCGCTTCGGGCGGTGTGGCTTAGCGCGCGGGTTCGGTGTTCAGGGCCGTTTTTGCATTATGAACTTCGTGAACTGAACTGGTTCACGCGTTTGAACGGGACCGATCATGAAGCTGCTAACGAAAGGCGAGTTCGCCTCGCATCGTGGCGTCGGCAAGTCGGCCGTTTCGAACTGGGCGAAAAAGGGTCTGCTGGTGATGGGCGAGTGCCCGGAGACCGGTGCTATCAAAGTCGACGTCGAACGGACCGACGCGCGGATCAATGCTCGCGTTGATCCTATGCGTGGTCGACCAACCGGCGGACTGCCATTGGCTGCGGCAGTTGTCGAGCCAGTAGAGGAAGGGGGTGATCCTCGTCTATCGGTGCGGAGTGCCGCACTGGTGCGTACCGAACTTGCCGAGGAACAGTTGGTCGAGCGGCGCATGAAGAATGCCCGCGATGCCGGTGATCTGGCACCTCGCGTAGAGTTGGAGCGGCGCGCAGCCGAAATGGGCCGGGTCGCCCGTGAACGAATGCACGCCATGTGGCGGGCAATCTCCGAACGGTTGGCCGCCGAGCGTGACGTCCGCGCAGTCATGGCCCTTGGCATCACGGAAATCGACCGTGTGTTTGCTCAGTTGGCGGATGACGTCGAGCGCGGTGCGCTGGTTGCCGATGATGCCACTGATGAAGAGGCGGCCCTTGAAGCCGAGGTTGCGGAACAATTGGCGCAGGAGTGAGCGTGTTCGACTATCAACGCTTCGGCAGCACTGCTGGCGATGCGTTGCAGGGGAACGTGAAGGCGCTCGACCGGGCAATGGCCGCCGGTCTCCGGCCGCCCCGGCGCATGAAGGTTTCGGAGTGGGCCAGTTCCAACCGGCGTTTCGCCGACGACGATCCGATTCCTGGGCCTTGGCGGCATGAAACGGCCCCCGAACTGGTTGAAATTATGGATGCTCTCACGCCGGAGGACCCGTGCGAGGAAGCGTCCATCATCAAGTGCGCCCAGTCGGGCGGTTCGGCTTCGGCTGAAAACTGGATAGGCTTCGTGTCCGATCTCGCGCCGGGGCCGATGCTGTTCGTGCAGGGCACGCTTACTGCCGCGCTGGCATGGGCGGCGGAAAAATTCTGGCCGATGGTCGAGGCTACGCCGAAACTCAATCCGGCGCGCGGAGGTACGATCCGGGCGCAGGGTACGGCGGACGGGGACGGGTCGACAAAAGGCAAAATTCGGTTCTCGCGGTCAAACGGGTTCGTCCTGCTGGCCGGTGCCACATCGGCGGCGTCACTTCGCCAGCGCACCGTTCGTTATGCTGTCGAAGACGATCTCGACCAGTATCCCGACGACGTCGAGGGGCAAGGCTCCCCAGAGACGATGGTCGACCAGCGATTGAAGGTCTGGAAGCGACAGGGTTTATCAAAGCGGCTCAAGATCAGCACGCCGCTGATCAAAGGCACAAGCAAGATTGGCCGGGCCTATGCTGCGTCCGATCGTCGCCGCTTCTATCTGAAATGCCCGGAGTGCGGCAGCAGGTTCGTTCCCGAATGGGGTGACATTCACTGGCCGGACGGTGCGCCGGATCAGGCGCATCTGATCCCGCCGTGCTGCGGCTTCGATCATGTCGAACATTGGCAGAAGGGTGGCATGAAGCTGCCCGATGGCTGGCTGTCCGATGAAATCGCGGGGGAGAACATCGCCCGCGTATTGAGTGAGGAGGATTTTCAAGCTGCCCGTGGGCGGATGCCGGCCAGTGTGAAGCGAGGCTTCCACCTGACCGGCATCATTTCATCGTTCCAGACGTGGGCCGATATGGCGGTCGAATTCGTCGCATCGCTCGGCGACCTCAACAAGATGAAGGCGTGGACCAATCTGGTCCATGGGTTCGAGTTCGAGTTGAAGGGCGGCACCCCCGATTACGAAAAGCTCCGTGACTTGCGTGAGCAGGGATGGGGCGTGCGGCAAGCGGCGATGATGCCGGCCGGCGTACTGGTCGTGACCCTCGGCATCGACGTGCAGGGTGACGGCGTATACGTCGAACTGGTCGGGTGGGGACCCAACGCGGAAAGCTGGACGCTGGACGCGCGGTTCATACCCGGTCCGACCGACGTTCGCGGTGAGGGGGCATGGGTCGTACTGGACCGCTATGCCCGGCGTCCCATGACCTACCCCGGCGGTCGATCCTATCCGATCGATCAAATTTGCTGTGACGCAGGTTACAATACGGAAGCGGCGGAAGCATTCTGCCGCGCGCACCCCAACCGTTTAGCAGTCTTCGGCCGCGCTGGCTGGAACCTGCCAATCTTGGGACGTGGCGAAAATCTGCGGTACGAGCAACAAGGCAGAAACGCCGGGCGCGCCAGCAAACGGGCCGAAGATAAGGCGTACATCGTCGGCACGTTCGGCATCAAGCTGGCGTGGTATGGGTTCCTGCGGACGACGCTCAAGGCTGCTGAAGAGGAGGGCGACGGTGCGATCGTAGCGGCGCGCGGGCGCACGCATTTCAACGTCGACTTGCCTGATGATTATTTCGAGCAGGTCACGTCAGAAACCATCGTCACCGAAACCGTGAACGGCAATCCCCGGCGGACTTGGAAGCCGCTCGCTGGTCGGCAGAACCACTGGCTCGATTGCCGTGTGTACAATGTTGCCGCGCAAGAAAAGTTGATGCTCGACACGCTAAACGACGCCGATTGGGCGCGTCTGAAAGCCGAGAGATACGCACCGAAAGACGATCGGCAGGGGGACTTGCTGACGCCATCGGTTGCGCGGGCGATTGCCAATGCCGCCGACGCTGCTCGGCAGGTTGAGAGCCGCCCGGAACATCGACCCGCCGCGCCACGCGTGCCGGGTAAAAGCAACCCGTTTGGACCAAAGAGGAGATAGTAGATGGCATGGACGGAGGCTGACCTGACGGCGATCCGCGCTGCGATCTCCACGGGTATCCGTTCGGTTACGTTCGCCGATGGCCGCCGCACTGAATATCAGTCGGCTGACCATATGCTGAAAGCCGAGTCCGTGATTGCGGCGTCGCTGCGGATGCAGACCGATGCGCAGACCGGTGTCGTTCGCCGCCGCGTGCCCTATTACAAGAACGGGTTGTAAGGCGGATGGCGACCCCCGGTTTTCTTGCGCGCTTTTTCGGCCGCCCGCCGCAGGCCGCACCGGTTTCGGTGCCGAAGCGTATCGCTCGCGGCCGTGGCGCACGCGCCGAATATGACGGCGCGACCCATGGACGACGTTCGGCGGGCTGGCGGCGAACCCAGTTGGACGCCAATTCGGAACTGTCACCCGTCGTCGCGATGGCACTGCGCGGCATCGCTCGCGACCTCGTGCGGAACAACCCCTTCGCCGCGCGCGGTGTAGCGACCATCGCGAACAACATGATCGGGACGGGGATCACGTTTCAGGTCTATCGCAACGGCGTGGTCGACGATCGGCTGAATTCGGTCGCGCGTCGCCACTTCGACACCAACCAGTGCGATGCGACGGGCCGACACGACCTCTACGGAATGCAGTTGCAAGCGGCGCGGACGATCGTTGAAGGCGGGGGCGTTCTGCTGCGCCGACGTTGGCGGCGGGCGGCTGACCGGTTGCCGTTGCCGTTTCAGCTTCAGGTGCTTGAGACAGACTACCTCGACATGAGCAAGGATGGGCCGTTGCCCGCCGCGCCCGGTGTTGATGCTGGCTACACCATCCACGGCATTCAGTTCAGCCCGATCGGGCGGCGCGAGGGTTACTGGGTCTATGGTCGCCATCCCGGCGCACGGCGACGGGCGGCGTCGACGTCGGCTTCGACGTTCGTAGCGGCGGAGAACGTCGCGCACGTCTTTCGGGCCGACCGGCCGGAGATGGAGCATGGCGCGACATGGTTCGCGCCTGTTATCCTGCGGATGAAAGATTTCGCTGATTACGAAGATGCGGAATTAACCCGGCAGAAGATTTCGGCCGCGTTTGCCGGCTTCGTGTATGGCGGGGAGGACGGTGCGACTTCGCCCCTGATCGGTAGCGATGAACCCCAAGGCGATTTCCCGGCGCTCGATTTCGTCGAACCGGGTACGATCAGCCATCTCCCTAACGGGCAGAAAATCGAGTTTTCCGACCCGCCGAAAGTCGACGGTTATCTCGAATATTCGCGGGTTTCCTTGCGCGCCATCGCTGCAGGACTTGGCACGCCATACGAAGCGCTGACGGGCGACCTGTCGAACGTCAACTTTTCCAGTGGTCGCATGGGTTGGCTCGAATACCAGCGGTCACTGGCGAACTGGCAATGGCTGATGTTCATCCCGCAGTTCTGTGGTTCGGTGGGGCGTTGGATGATCGAAGCGCTCGCGATGGTCGGCGAGAACGTCGAGGGCGTCGAGGTGCGTTGGACGCCCCCCGGCCGCGAGATGATCAACCCGGCCGAAGAAGTGAAGGCGACCCGCGACGCTATTCGCTCGGGGCAGGACACCATTTCAGCCGCCGCGCGCCGTCGCGGCGAAGACCCGGATACCTTCCTGGCTGAATGGAAGGCCGACGCTGAGAAGCTCGATGAGATGGGCCTGATTTTCGACTGCGATCCCCGCCGCGTCACGGCGGTCGGCAACCCCGCTGAAAGCGACCCGACGGCACCACGAAAGGCGTAACATGGCAGAAATTCTGATCTACGGGATCGTCGGCGATAGTTGGGACGGTCTCGATGCGAATACGCTCGTCCCGTTGATCTCGGATGGCGACGACGCGCTCGACATCCGCATCAATTCGCCGGGCGGTTATGTCATGGAGGGGCTGGCGATCTTCAACGCGATCATTCGCGAAAAGAAGAAAGGCCGCGCCGTCACGACCCATATCGATGGTTTGGCGGCATCAATGGCTTCGGTGCTGGCGATGGCCGGCGATGACATCATCATGGCCGACAACGCGCTGGTGATGATTCACAACCCGTGGGATTGCGCCTGCGGCGACGCCAACGAACTGCGCCGGGCAGCGGACAAGCTGGACCGCATCCGCGACCAGTTGGTCGGCATCTACGCGGTGCAGACCGGGCTGGATGCCGAGCAACTCATCCCCATGCTCGACGAAGAGACGTGGCTGACCGCCACGGATGCGCTGGCGCAGAACTTCGTCACCTCGATCAGCAGCGCGGTGACGATCGCCGCCGCCGCCAATGTCACTGCATTCGGGTTCCGCAAGGTGCCCGAGAACACCCCGCTGATTTCCGCGAAGGCGGTGTTGCGGACCCCCCGGACGGCTCCCGCCGATTCACTACGTCCACAGGAGAACACGATGGACCTCTACAAGACCCGGGCGGCGCTGGTAGCCGCCATTTCCAAGTTCCAGCAGGAAGGCGGCACGCAAGCGGAAATCGACCGTATTTCGGCTTCGGCTATCGCACTCGACGCGTACGACGTTCTGCCGAAGTCTGGCGCTTTGGCGCTGTCCAGTTCCAACACGACCGAAACGTCGACCATCGCCCTGACCACGGCCGACGTGCAGAATGCGGTGACCGCCGAGCGTACCCGAGTCGGTACGATCCGGGCACTCGGCACCAAGCATCGGCTGTCGAGCGAATTCATCGACGGGCTGGTCGACGCCGGCACGCCGCTGGCGGAAGCGCGTACGAAGATTCTCGACAAGCTCGCCGAATCCGACGACGCGCAGAACATCGGCCACAGTGCCCCTGCGCGCGTGACGGTCGACCAGCGGGAGAAGTTTCGGGAAGGTGCGACCAACTGGCTGCTGGTGAAGTCCGGCGTTGACAAGCTGGTCGAGCGCGCGGCCGCTCTGAAGGGGGAAAAGGTCAAGATCGATCCGGGCGAGTTCCGCGGCGTTCGCAATGTCGATCTGGCGCGTGAGTCGCTCGGCAACCTTGGGGTGAACATCACCACCCGCGATCCAAGCGAAATCGTCAAACAGGCGATGACTTCGCAAGGTGCCGTCATCACCCAGACCGGAAGCGATTTCCCGGTCCTGTTCGAGAATGCCGTACATCGCATCCTTCAGGCGGCTTACGCCACCACGCCGGATACGTGGTCGCGGTTCTGCGGCACTGGCACGGTCACCGACTTCCGGCCACATAGCCGGTATCTACGTGGTTCGTTCGGTGCGCTCGACAACGTCAACGAGGCGGGTGAATTCAAGAACAAGGCAATCCCCGATCTGGCGAAGGAAGCCATCACCGCCTCGACCAAGGGCAACATCATCAACCTGTCGCGGCAGGCGATCGTCAATGACGATATGGAGGTGTTCTCGGGACTGGCCGTTGATTTGGGCCGGGCGGCCAAGCTGACGATCGAAATCGACGTGTTTGCGTTGCTCAACAGCAACCCCCTCATGAACGACGGGATTCCGCTGTTCGATGCCCGGCACGGCAATCTGGCGTCTTCTGGCGCTGCGCCATCCGTCGCCGCGTTCGATGCGATGCGCGTCGCCATGGCGTCGCAGAAGGATGTCAGCGGCAACGAGTTCCTCGACATTCGTCCGGCGGTCCTGCTGCTGGCTTTGGCGCTGTCCGGCGCGGCCAAGGTGCTGAACGGCAGCCAGTACGATCCCGATGCGGTCAACAAGCTGCAACGCCCAAACATCGTCGCCGGTCTGTTCGAGGACATCGTGGATTCGCCACGTCTGACCGGCAACGCCTACTATGGCTTCGCCGACCCCGATGTCGCTCCCGCGATCGAGGTCGTGTTCCTCAACGGCGAAACCGAACCGTTCACCGACAGCAAGGACGGATGGCGCACGGACGGTGTCGAGTGGAAGGTGCGCCACGATTACGGCGTCGGCGCGGTCAACTGGCGGTCGGCATACAAGCAGCCGGGCGCCGCTGCCGGCTGATACCACCGATCATCATCGTATCCCGACCGGGCGGCCTTAGTGCCGCCCGTGTCGTTTCAGGAGAACACGCCATGAAATTCGTTTCTCTGCTGACGGCGGCGCATGTCGCCGGGCAGCTTCGTCATCCGCATGAAGGGGTGTTGCACGTCGAGGATGACGCCGCCGCTCGCCTGATCGCGGACAACGCTGCCGTCGACGTTACCGAGGACTTCACCGCGAAGGCGAACAAGACGGTGCCGGTCGACAAGATCGAAAGCGGCGATGCCGCGTCCGAAGCGGCCCCGCCGGAAAACCCCCACCAGTCCGAGATCGCGCCGCAGACCGGCGCGCCGGCAGTGGAAGATGCCCCCAAGCCGCGCCGTCGCGCGGCGTCGCAGGAGTAAGCGCCCATGGCACGTAACTTCATTCAGCCCGGCGAGACGATCACGGTTCTTGCCCCATACCCTGTCGCCAGCGGTGCCGGTCTATTGAGCGGCGTTATCTTCGCCGTTGCGCTCGCCAATGCCGCGCAGAGCGCCCCCGTCGAAGCACGGCGCGTTGGGGTCTGGGACCTCGCCAAGGCGACCGGACAGGCATGGGTCGCAGATACGACCAAGCTGTACTGGGACAATACCGCCCGCAACGTCACCACCGCTGCCAGCGGCAACACGTTCATCGGCGTGGCGCGGCAGTCGCAAGCGGCCGGTGACGTTGTCGGTCGCGTGCTGCTGACCGGTCAGGTGGCGTAGTATGGACCCGTTCGCCATGGCGATCGACGCGCAGTACCGTGCACCGGGGTCCGTGGCGGCGGACTATTGGGCCGGCGGCGGTACGCTGCCGCCGGTTCCTGTCAGGATAATTCGAAGCCGTCCGGATCGGATCGAACGGTTCGCGGGGTTCCAGATCGACGTTCGAACGGAAACGTTCGAGGTGCGGCGGAGTGAGGTTGCGCAGCCGGTAATTGGTGACCTTATTGCCGTTGGCGATGAACGCTTCGAAGTGCTGATAGAGCCGCAAATCGATGTCGAGGGTTTGTCGTGGATCATGCTCGCGGAACCGCGAGCATGACTGTCAAAGTCACCGGCTTCCGCGACCTGAACCGCAAGCTGGAGCGGTTGGCCAAGGGGCTGCCGGCGTCGGTTGTGCGCCAAGCGTTGCGCGAGGGTGCACAGGTCATCGCCGATGAGGCGAAGCGTCTGGCACCTGTCGATACCGGTGCGTTGCGCGACAGTATCGCAGTGACAGATGACCGTGACGGGAAATTGTATGGTCGTCCCGGCGTGGAGGGCGGCGTTTCCGTCTACGTTGGTCCGGTTGGATCGACCGACGACGGTGATGTCTATTACGCCAAATTTGTCGAATTCGGTACCGCCCGGCACGTCGCACAGCCGTTCATGCGACCGGCTATTCAGGGTCGCCGGGACGAAGCTGGCCGGGTCACCATAGCAGCTCTGGCGGCCGCAGTACGCAAGGCTGCCGAATGACCTTTGAGGACGCGGTTGAGGCGCGGGCGCGCAGCGTCGCCCTCGTAGCGGAATTGGTCGGCAATCAGATCGCGTGGGGCCGGCGGTTGTCCGGTGTGCCAGCCATCTCGCTGCAGGTGATCGCCGACCCGCGACCGGCCCATTTCAAAGGTTTCCAGTCACCCCGGCCGACGCTGGTCCAGATCGACATAATGTCGCGGTCGGCGACCGAAGCGCGGATGGTGCGCGAGGCGCTGATCGTCGCGCTCGTCACTCCGGCAACTGTCGGAGCAGTTCGGTTTCAGCGGGCGGAGATTTCGAACGTGCGCAGCGGAGCGGCTGACCAGCAGGGGGCGGACCTACGTGTTCGTCCGGAAATCTTTCGCGAAAGCGTCGACATCAATTTTTGGCACAACGGCTAAGGCAGGAGCAAAATAATGGCGGACGACAACGGCAACAGTGAAGCCTTAACCGGCTACGGCACCGAATTCTGGCTGGGTGACGCAGCCATGGTCTTGGAAGAACTGGACGAGGTGACGGAAATTCCGTTCGCGGAGGAAACCGCTGACGATGTCGAGGTCACCCACTTCAAGTCGCCCAAGAAGCGCAAGGAATATAAGGCGGGTATGATCGAGCCGGGTGAAGGCACGATCACGCTCAACTACATTCCTGGCTCCGATACCGACAAGCTGATCCGCGCCGCGCACAATGACGGGAAGGTTCGCCCGTATCGCGCAATCGTGCCGGCTTCGGCGGACACGTCGTGGGTCATCGACGGCTTCCTGATCGTCAAGAGCCGGGGTCGCGCGGTCCCGATCGGGGACCGCATGACACAGTCGGTCAACGTCCGCTTTACCGGCGCAACCGAGGAGAAGGCGGGTGGCAAGCTCCCCGCGCTGACCGACGACACGGCATCCGCCGCATCGGTCCCCGCTGAGGAAGGGGCGGGCGCGTAATGCGTGGTGAAGTCCCGTTCGACGCCATCGGCGCGCGCTGGACGCTGTTCATCGGAACGGCGGCCCAGTGCGCGTTGGAGGAAGAGCACGACAAGGGGTTCTTTGCGATCCTTCAGGACGCAATGCCGTCTGTCGGTCTGAGCGATGTTGAGGATAAGGCGAAGATGGCGGCAGCGGCGCGCGATCTGCGCATCGGTACGCTGCGGTCGTTCGCCCTTCATGGCCTCGCGAAGCATCATCCGGGGATCGGCATGGCGGAGGTGAACGACATCATCGACGATCTGAGCTTCAAACGGTTCGGCGAGATTATCGGCACCGCTATTGCCGCCGCTGCCGATCGCGTCGTCGAGGAGGGCGGCGCTGCCCCAAAAAAGCCGGCGCCCCGTACGCGCGGACGGACTGGGAGGCCCTAGAACGGGCGTGGGCGGCGGCGGGGTTTCCGCCGTCGTCGTTCTGGGACCAATGTCAGGCGACGTACGGGGCAGCCATGCGGGGCGCGGCTGATGCGCTCCGCCGCGATCGAGAGCGGGTTTTGTATGGCGCTTGGTCGACCGAGCGGTTCGCCCGTGAGGACAACCTGCGGGCTTTCCCGCACTATGCCAAGACGATGCTCGGTCGCGAAAAGCGGGGCCGGCAGACGCCGATGGAACAGCTTGCCGTGTTCGAGACCATGCGTTCCGCAGGTGTCCCGATGACCATCAAAATGGTGAAGCGAGCGCGGAAGCCCAGCCTTCCGAACTGAATGACAGCCGAAGGGCGTCGCGATCGCGGCGCCCTTTTCAATCGTACCAAGGGGCACGGAATGCAGCAGCTTCTCGCATCGCTCGTCACGACGATGAGCGTTAAGGATGCTGCGTTCGAGTCCGGCATGAAGGCCGCCAGCGCGCGCGCCAAAAAGACCGAACAGGATCTCGAACGCTCGACCGACAGCATGGGGAACGCGGTTGAGCGCGCGGCGGACAGGATCAACACCGCGATGGCGAAAGCCGGCGAAGCCGTCGCGTCGGTCGGGCAGAAGGTGACCCGCGCGGGTGTCGCGCTGACCGCCGGCATCACCGTACCGTTGGCGTTGGTCGGCAAGCGCAGCAAGGATACGGCGGGCGATTTCGAAACGGCGATGAACCGGGTGCAGGCGGCGATGCTCGACGCCTCGCCAGCCCAGCTACAGCAGCTATCCGATACGGCCATGAAGCTGGGACCTGCGATGGGTCGTAGTTCGATCGAGGCGGCCGGCGCGATCGAAATGCTGGCGAAGAACGGCATGTCGGCGGCGGCGATCCTGAATGGCGGCCTGACGGCGGCGATGCGGCTCGCGGTCGTCGGGCAGACGGAACTGGCGGGTGCATCGGACCTGACCACGGATATTCTTGCCCAATTTACGAAGACGAGCAGCGATCTGCCGGACATCGTCAACAAGGTGTCGGGGGCGCTGGATGCGTCCAAGATGGGGTTCGACGATTATCGTCTCGCTATCGGTCAGGCCGGTGGTGTTGCGGGCGGTCTGGGTGTGCCGTTCGAGGATTTGAACGTTGCGCTGGCGGCGACCGCGTCGACCTTCGCCAGCGGGTCGGACGCCGGCACCAGCTTCAAGACTTTCCTGACCAGCCTGAATCCGGTGTCGAAGGAAGCGGCCGGGATGATGAAGCAACTCGGGATCGAGTTCTTCGACGCCACCGGCAAGGCAAAGCCGCTGACCGAGGTCGCGGAAATCCTGCGACAAAAGTTGAGCGGGCTGTCGGACAAGGGCCGTCGTGATGCTCTCACGACGATGTTCGGTTCGGACGGCATGCGGACTGCCATCGCACTGATGAACCAAGGTGCCGCCGGGATCGAACGCTATCGCGGTGCTATCGACAAGGTGACCGCCGATCAGAAAATGGCGGTTCTGCTTGAAGGTGATGCAGCCGCGAGCGCGCGACTGGCAACCGCTGCCGAGAACCTTTCGATCAAGCTGGGGCAAGTCCTGCTGCCTGTTTTCGCGGCGGTCAAGAACGCCGCCGCCGCCGGGATGCAGTGGCTGGCCGATTTGCCGCCCGCGTTTCATTATGCGTGGATCGCGGCGGGCTTGTTCGCCGCCTCGCTTGGCCCGGTGCTGATCGCCATGGTCACACTGTCGAAAATGGCGCTGCCGCTGCTGGCGCTTCGTCTGGGTGCCATCCCTGTTGCCCTCGCCGCGATCGTCAACCCCATGGGACTGGTTGTAAGCCTGATGGGGCGATTGGCGTTGCAGGCCGGTGCCGCGACCATGGTGGGGATGCTGGGAACGCGTCTGATCGCGCTTGCCGGGCCGCTTGGGGTTGCCATCTCGCTGCTGACGCTGCTGTGGCCGCTCTTGTTCCGCACGGCGACGGCGTCCGACGCGGTGCGCAAGGCGCAGGATGCCGCCAGCGCTGCAATGGACCGCGCGCGCGAACGGTCGCTGCAACTCGCGACCGCGACGGGGCAGTTGCGCAAGGAACTGATTGCGAAGGCCAAGGCGGACGGACAGGCGGCGCTTCAGGCGCTGAACAAGGCGCGCGCCGATATGGTCGCAGCCCGTGCCGCCCTCTCGCGTGCGAAGTCCGAGCGTGCCTCGATCGAGTCGATCGCGGCGGCACAGGGCGGTACAGCACCGGGGGCGGTCGGTTCGTCCATGCGTCAGCGCGCGGATGACCGGATCGCGCAGGCGGAAGCTGATCTGCGCGGCCAAATGGAGGTCGTGAAGACGTGGAATGACGGCGTGCGCGGGATCATCACCGATATCCGCAACGCGACCGCACAGGACACGGGCACGTCGAATCCCACGTTCGGCGGCGCGGATGGCCCGAAGCCCGACCGTTCCAGCGGACCGAAGGGTAAGACTGCCGAGGACCGTGCGCGCGAGCAGGCGCAGTATCAGGACGAACTCGGCCGCATTCGCGTGGCGACGTTGGAAGCAACCGCCGACCTGACCGGCGCGATCACCGCGCGCTATGACGCGGAGATGGCGGCGATCGAGGAAGAGCGCGCCTCCTATGCGCGGTCGGTGGCGCTTGACGATGGTCTGAACGAGGCGAAGCGTGCGGCGCTGATTGCGGCCAAGGAAGGCGAACTGGCGCAGAAAGAGGGGTTGGCCGAACAGCGGCGGTCGGCGGCACTGGCGCAGGAACGGTACGATTTGGGCAAGGCGTCGAACGAGGCGGCGCAGGAAACCGTCCGGGCCGAAATGGACCTTGCCGACAGCGCGTCCGCGCGCCGCGCGGCAGCGTTGCGACTGCTCGATCTGCAACGCCGGCAGGAGGAAGCGGACCTTGATCTGATCCTCGCGACGGAAGCCACGTCCAGCACAGCATGGTCGAACGCACGGGCGCGTAAGGACCAACTCGATGCGATCTACGGTCAGCGGCGGCAGCAAGCCGAGCGCGATAATGAAGGTCCGCTCGACGCCTATCGGCGTGATCTCGACCGGTCCGCCGCCTCCATCAACGAATCGATCCAAGCCATACAGGTCAGCGGGTTCGAGCAACTGAACGACTGGATGGCGGATGCGGTTACGGGGGCAGGCAACCTAGCCAAATCGTTCCGCGATATGGCTTCCTCGATCATCCGCGATCTTGTGCGGATCGCCGTTCAACAGCAGCTTATCAAACCGCTGGCCGATCGCGTGTCCGGCGGTGGCGGCAGTGGCGGCGGTATAGTCGGCTTCCTTGGCGGTCTATTGCGGGGCGCGTCCAGTGTATCGGCTGCCGCACGTGGCGTTACTGCGAGCGGTGCTGACCTAGGGCTTGGCAATGACCTAAAGCCGATGGACTTTTCCGGATCACTTGCGGGGCTTTCCTATGGCGGCGGCAAGGCTTCGGGCGGCCGAATTGGCCCCGGCAACTGGTATATGGTCGGTGAGCATGGTCCGGAACCGTTCGTGCCCGATAGCGCCGGCACCATCCATCCGAACAGTGCTTTGCGCGGTGGCCGTAACGCTCCGGCGACGGTCAGGATCGAAGAAGCACCCGGTTTCGCTTCACGTGTCGTCGGGATTTCCAGCGACGTGAATGTCCAGTCCCAGCGGACGACAAGCCGCCGGGCGGCAATGCAGAATAGGCAGCGGCTCGCATAATGCTCGAATTTCCGCCGAACATCGTGCCGAACGGTGCCGTTGCCTCGATCGTCGATAGAGGGGGCGTCCAGCGCGGTGCCAGCGCCCTCCGGGTCGACCGGTTGGGTAACCACTACCGCATCGCCATGACGCTGCCTCCACTCGACGATGAGGACGGTGCGCGGGTGGTCGTGTCGCGGCTGATCCGGGCCAAGCGCAAGGGGCTGCGCGTGCCGTATCCGCTGTTGTCCGTCGACCAGTCGGGTTGCGGGACGGGCGTTGTGGTAGATGGTGCAGGACAGACCGGCGGGTCGATCCGCATCCGTGGACTGCCGCCGTACGCGATCGTTCGCGAGGGATTCTGGTTCTCGATCGAGTCGAGCAATGGTCAGCATTACCTGCACAACAACGGTGCCGATGCCGGTGCCGGGATCGACGGACGGGCAACGCTCTCTGTCGACGACACCATGCTTCGCCGATCCTTCGCTGACGGGGCGCGCGTGTATCTGGCGCGGCCTATGATCGAAGGGCTGATCGACGGAAGCGAGCAGGATTGGGAACTCGCGGTCGATCACAACACCCGTATCGAATTTACGATTGAGGAAGCGGCATGACGGTGCTTGATGTATCCGATGCGATCCAATCGGCGATGAAATCGCTTAGTTTGGTCGGCTCCTACGATGTCCGTTGGGACGGATCGCGATCCACGGGTTGGGTCGGCCGGCCGGGCGACGGTGAAGACGTTGCCGTCACCGTATCGGTCGCGAAGCTGCCCCCGATGAAGACTTCCGCCTGATGGATCGCGTGACGCTGGTCGGGCTGCTGAAGCTCGAACTGCCCGGCCGGGACGTGTTGCTGTGTGACGGCGGCATGGTGCCCTATGCCGGGCAGCTATATCAGTCGATCGACGACGTGTTCGGGACGGTCGACGCGTTCGAAGCGCTGACCGAGGGGACCGGCGACGAACTGCCCGCCGGCACCATCACGTTCCTGCCGCGCAACGTCGCGGCTGCGGTCGAACTGTCGCAGCCAGCCTATCAAAATTCCCGTTTGCGAATGTGGATTGGAGAGGTCGATGAAGCCACCGGACGGTTGATCGGTGAACCCGATCTGATGGCCGATTGGCAGACCGACAAGACGGTCATCCGCCGGCAGACTGGCACGCGCGCGCTCGACATCGGGTGCGTCACCCGGTCGCAACGGCTGCTGATCCGCAACGACGGCAACGCGCTGACCTCGCCCGCGCACCAACGCGTGTTCGCGGGCGAGCGTGGGTTCGACAATGCGGTCGGCATGGATGTCGAGATACCGTGGGGCGTCGTGTCGCCGCCGCGCGGGGTGCAGCGGGTATGATGAACCTTCATGCTCGGGCAGAGCAGACGGCAGCGGTCGTCGCGCGCTTCCGCGCCCGGCCGTTCGGATGGGATAGCGGGGGAACCTGCATTCACCTCGCCCGCGCCCAGATGCGGGCACTGGGGCACAGGGTGCCGTCGATCCCCCGGTTCTATTCGGCAGTCGGTGCGATGAAGGCGCTGCGCGCGACCGGGCATGACGATCTGGCCGGGCTGCTCGATTCGATGCTGCCGCGTATCGCGCCGGCCGCGATGTGGGTCGGTGATTTGGCGCTGATGGACAGCGGCAGCGACGACCCGTTCGACGCGATCGTCGTGTCGACCGGGCAGACGGGTTCCGGTTCGATCGGCGGTGGCCAGATGGTCGCCGGTTACCATGCCGAACATCTGGGCAGTGGTATCGTCAATATCATTCCACAGGCATTCAAGGGGGCGTGGCGACTGTGAGCGGCGTTGCGAAATTCATTGGCACCGTTGCTGGCATCGCCGCCCTCATTCCGGGGCCGCACCAGCCTATCGCCGCCGCCATCGCCGTCGCGGCCAACGTCACTGCGCAGCTTACCGCGAAGAAGCCGCCCGCCATGTCGGGGAGCGTCAACAGGATCACGCTGGGGGCAAACCAGCCCAAGCCATATCTGATCGGCGAGACCTATTACGGCGGCAACCGGATCAACCAAGAGGGGTTCGGCGGCAAGGTATCGAAGGTCAACAACCCATACATGGTGCTGGTCGATGTCTATTCAGGCGCTGGGCCGGTCGCCGGCTTCGTCGCGCCCTATCTCGACTTCGTGCCGGTCACCCTGAACGGCAACGCCGCGACCGGCTATGCGGCCAAACACCTGTACGTCTATCACCAGCTTGGTCGGACGCCCGAACCGGCGGCGCTGTCGACGCATTGGGTCGGGTCGCAGACCTGGGGGCCGCAGCACAAGCTGTCCAGCTATGCGGCAATATCGTGGTGCCTCCGTTTTGATGAGGACGGCAAGCGGTTCGCGGCAGGGGTTCCCCAGACCGGTGCCGTGTGGCGGGGCGTGCTGTGCTACGATCCGCGCAAGGATAGCACCTATCCCGGCGGCAGCGGTCCGCACCGCTGGGCCGACCCGACCGACACGGCGGCATTCGCCGCCGCAAAGGCGACATGGGAATGGTCGCGCTGTCCCGGCCTCCATGGGCTTCGCTATGCGCTTGGCACGTGGGAGCGTGACGAGGCGAACCCCGACGCCCGCTACCGCAAGACGTTCGGTCCCGGCATCCCGATCGATGGGATTCGCGTCGCCGACTTCGCGGCGCTGGCTAACGTGTGCGATGCCAATGGCTGGAAGGTCGACGGGGTCATTCACGAGCCGGGCAACCGCGACGACAACATGAAGAACATCCTTGCGGCCGGCGGCGCGGAGCGTTGCTGGATCGGGGGCAAGCTCGGACTGAAGCTGTCGGCGCCGCGCGTCGCTCTCGATACGATCACTGAATATGATCTGGCGACCGACGAAGTCGAAGTCGGAGCGATGCAGGGCTGGGAAAGCCGGCTGAATACGATTGTGCCGAAATATCGGTCGGCGGACCACAAGTGGGAATATGTGCCCTCGACGGCGGTGACGATTGCCACCTATCTGACCGAGGACGGCGAAGAGAAGGCCGAAGAACGGCAGTACAACCTTGTCCAGTCGAAGGATCAGGCGGCGCAGCTTGCAGCGTATGAACTCCTTGACGCCCGGGAACTGGGCGAAATCGTTGTGACCTGCAAGCCGCGCCTGCGACGATACGGAGCCGGCGATCTGCTGATCGTGCATCTGCCGGATGACGGCTTGGTTAATCAGCCCTGCGTCGTGCTGAAACGCACCGTTGATCCGGTCAACATGACCGTCGAACTGATCCTTCGGGGTGAGACGGCGGCGAAGCATGACTTCGCGCTAGGCCGGACTGGGACGGCACCGCCGACGCCAAGGCTGGTGGCGGGTGACGTTCTCGACGATGTCGCTATCGATGTGCCGTTGCCATGGGGTGCCGTTGTCGGCGATGGCCGCCCGGTCGATTACGCCGATGTGACCGGCGAAAACACGTCGAAGGATACGAACGCTGTCGGTGGGCGGCCGGCAGATGCGTTGCTGGCTCGTGTCGATCAGATCAACGATGTCACCATTCCAGCGGTCAACCTTGCTGTGGCGACCGCCAATCAGCGGATTGATGCGGCCCGACAGGAGTCCAATCAAGCGGCGGCGGACGCCAATGCGCGTATTGATGCTGCCGATCGAGTGCTCGACCACGCCGTGCGCGACTTCGCTGCCGAGGTCGACCGCGCGCAGGGGGCAGATGAAGCCCTTTCCCGGCGGATCGATTCGATCGTGGCCGAAAGCGGCGGCTATGACGACCGCGACATCCGCGCGATCATCGCCACCGAGCAGACGGTCCGGGCGGATGACGATCGTGCGCTCGGCCGCCGGGTCGATATTGTTTCCGCCAGTGTAATCGACGGGGACGATGCCGTGCGTGCGGGCGTGAAGATCACGACCGACGCGCTGGCCCGCTCCGACGAAGCATTCGCCCAGCGAGCGGAGGTGATCGAGGCCAGCCTCGGCACGGTCGACAATCGTATTTTGGCAAAGGCGCAGGAGATCACCACCGCCTATGTCGATGCTGACCGCGCGCTGACGCAGCGGATCGACAGCATCGTCGCGGAAGGCGGCTACGACGATACGAACCTGCGAGCAGAGATCAGCCGCGTCGATACGACGGCGATCGATCGCGATGCGGCAGTTGGGCGGCGTGTCGACACGGTGGAGGCGACGTTCTCGACCGGCGGCGGCAACATGGTGCCGAACAGTGACCTCGACACCACGGATGGCTGGGCGACCGGCATTCATGCCCCCGGTGGTCCGCTCGATCCTGCGCCGTATATGGGTCTTAATGCCGCTGGCGACCCATACCATCCGCCCGGTGAAAACGTGTTGTCGTTCGTCCAATATGGGCCGCCAAATACGGCGGACGAATCGGCATATCTTGATTGGGGAAGCCGAACGTTTCCGATCACTGCGGGTGAGTATGTTCAATTCTCCGCGCTGGTGAATTGCCATCGCGCGCGGGTGATGGTGATCCTCGCATTTCGGAATGCGGCCGGCAATTTTCTGTCGGCAATTCACTCGCCTTTCACCGGTCCGGTCAACGCCGGCGGGACCGCATTGTCGGACTATGCGCGCGCCGGCATCGTTGCGGCGCGCGTGCCGGATGGGGCAGTCAGCGCCTATCTGATTTTGCGGAAATACGATACGCAAGCGGGGCAGACCGACAGTTACGCTTGGTTTCTGCGTCCGTATGTTGGAGCCGCCCGTGAGGGTCAGACGGCATGGAACCCGTACAGCGTCGGTCGCGCCTCGCCTGTGTTGCTGGGCACCGTCGCGCGGGTCAAAGAAACGACCGACGCACTCGCTCGGGCCGATACCGCGTTTGCCGAGCGGGCACTGCTGATCGAGGCCAGCCTCGGCACAGTCGACGCCCGGATCGGGGCGAAAGCTGAAGAGGTGACCCGTGCATATGCCGACGCCGACCGCGCACTGGCGTCCCGCGCGACGACATTGGAGGCGGCTGCATCGGCGGTCAGCACCAGCATCGTCTTCAACGACAATTTTAACTACTGGCCCGATGGTGCGATCCTGCCGGCCCGTTGGAGCGTGTGGATCGCAGGTGGTAACTTCAGGACGAACCGGCTCTCGCCGGGCCGTGGTGGCGGCCAGTACTGCGTCCAGACCCTGAACGACAACGCAGATGTCGAAAGCGGTTTCGTCCAGACGGTCTACTCCGCAGGGGCCGGCAAATGGGTGATCGAGGTAACCGCGGACTTCGACGGGTCCGGTGCGCGCGGTGCCGGCGTTACGATCAGCGGCGGGTGGAATATCGATTTCTGTTCGGACCCGGACGTGAATGGCGTCGTCGGCGACCGCGCCAACGTGGTCCGGTCGTGGACGAAGATGGTCGACCTTGACGGGTCGGACCAGTTCAATGTCCATGCCATGCACGGGTGGTCGGGCTTTGGTCGCGGCATGGCTCCGAAGTATATGGTCTGGCACCGCGTTGCACTGCGTCCGGCCACCGATGGTGAGATCAAGGCGGGCAAGGCAGACGCCACGTTGAACGCGCCCGGCGGCGTGCTGGCGCGGATCGCAACGACCGAGAACACACTCGCCGATCTGCCGAACCGGTATGCAGCGGCAACCCGAACGGCGACGCTCGAAGCGCAGCTGCGCGGGGAAGCGGCGAGCAGCCTCGGCAATACGATCGGCGCGGTCAACGGCCGAATTGATGAGACCAGCAACATCCTGTCCGCCCGGATTGAGGACCGGGCGACAGCTATCGCCGATGCGAAGGCTGGGGCTGTCGCGCAGACCGTGCAGACGCTGCGTAGCGAGTATAACGGCACCGCCGCCACGGTGCAGCAGCAGGCAGCTACACTCGCCGCCGCCGATGGCCGCACGTCGGTCTATTGGGAGGTTGTCGGTGCCACCGGTGACGGATCGACTAGGGTCCGCCTGTCGAAGTCGGATGGTCAGCGCGGCGTCTTCTACGTCGATGCCGATATGATTGTGGATGGCACCCTGCTGGTCAACGGCAGCATCATCACGGACAAGATCGCAAATCAGGCGGTGACCTCCAGCGTGGCCGTGTCGGGCGGCAGCGAGGAGGCCAGCAACGGCGAGGTCCGGATCGCCCAGTCCGCCGCTCTGAATGCCTCTGGCCTCGGGTACACGCGCGTCGACATCCAGTACGAGACATCCGTTTCCGCCGGCACAAGCGCGGGCGGGGCTGAAATGTATCTCAACCGCACCCAGAACGGGCAAACGGTGAGGGTCGGGAACCCGATCACGGTCAGCACGGCAAGCGCCCGTGCGCCTTACTCGTTCTGGTTTCTCGATAACCCGGCGGCAGGCCCCGTCACCTATGACTTGGTACTGAGCACGTCGAGCGGGACCCGCATTTACTACGTGTTCCGGGCGTCCATCGCGGTTTCGGAGTTCAAGAAGTGATGCGGTACGCGATCGTTCGCCAGTCCGATTCTGTCGTGCGCAGTATCGTCAGCGCCGAGGATCTGGACACGCTGATGATGAACTGCCCGCAGGGTTGCGATCCGGTGTCGTGTCCTGACATGTCCGTCACGCCCGGTGATTGGCAACTGGGGCCTAGTGGCTTCGCGCCGCGCACGATGCCGGAGCCGTCGCCTGCTCTCCTACGTGCCGACCTGATCGCGAAGGTGAAGCAGGACGCCGAGGATTGGCGGATGCGCTATATGTCGCCCGGTGGTGCCAAGAAAGCGGTCTATTCGATGAAACAGGCCGAGGTCGAAGCGTACAACGCCTTGGCGACCACGGCGGCCGGACGGCTCACGGCGTTGCTTGGACTGGCACCGGTTGCTCGCGGCCGACGCTTTCGGTTCGCGCTGGCCGAGGCGGCTGCGCGGGGTGAGGCCGACATCGTCAAGACGATCGAGCGGTATGCAGCCGGCGCCGACACGTCGAACGCCGGAACTGCACGGATCGAAGCGGTTGAACAGGTGACCGTTGAGAAGCTGACGGCCGCGACGACCGTGGCGCAGATGCGTGCGATCTACGCCGCGGTGAAGTGGCAATAGCGCGCTCCGCCTGACCTGACACACGAAAGGACTGTTCGTATGATGACGCTCGCACGGGCGCGCTGGGGCGCGTCCGCATGACCCGGCTCGCCTATGCCAAAAGCTATGCCGCGCAGGCGGTGGCGGATGGTCCCGCAACCGTCGCGCCGCCCAGTTTCGACGGGCAAGGCTGGCTGGTCGTCATCAACCTTGCGGTGATGACCGCCGCGCTGGTGCTGGCGACGATGATGGCGGTCGACCTGATCGGCCATATCTGGCGGCGGCGGAACCTCGATAAGCTGCGGCACCCGGTGACCGTCTGGCGCGGCATGGTGCTGTGCTTCGCCACCGGCATCGCGCTTCGATCGGGTGCGGCGGCGCTGGTGCTTTGGGGCTGGAACCCGCTGCGCCCGGCGGACACCGGCGCGCTGCTGATGCTGCAACGGCTGATCGACCCGGTCGCGGTCACCTTCGGATTAAGCGGCCTTGCGCTCGCCTACATGGCCGCGCCGGGCATGGTGATGCAGCTTCGGCGGCGACCGCATCCTGTCGATTTCTGGACCGCGCTGCCGCTCCTGAAGCGGCCGGCGTGGATCGTCCTCTTGAGCCTGCTCGCGGCGCTGGGCGTGGTGGCGACGCGATGATGGGACGAGCGGGGGCAACCGTTGGCGCGCTGGTGCCGGTGGCGGCGGCAATGGGACAGGATAGGGGGGCGACGATGGCTGTTTCGGTTCCGACCGTCTGGCATTTCCTCGGCTATCCCTTCGAGGCGGGCAGCATGATCGCCGCGATCTGCGCGTGTGTCGCGGTGCGGTTCTATGTCGTTCAGACCGATCGCAAGGCGCATCGATGGACGGTCGACGTGCCGGTGTCGGTGCTGACGCTGCTGTTCACGGCCGGGCTGGTCATCTCGCAGCGGCCGGAGCCGCTGTGGGCGCTGATGACCGGGACCGGGATCGGCGCGCTGGGTGCCGGCATCATCTCGATCGCGCTGACGTGGGTGCAGCGCGCGACCGGGCCGTTTGCGCCGGGTCCGAAGGCCGACTGATCTTCCGCCGCCGGGTGCGGCATTCCTGAAAGGCAACACTATGACGACGGTAGAACCGGCGTGGCTCGCGGCCGCGCGGGCGAAGCTTGGCACGCGCGAAGCGCCCGGCCCAGCAAACAGCCCGACGATCATGGGCTGGGCGAAGCGTCTCGGCACGAAGGCGCTGGGCATCCTCTACAACGCCGACAGCGTGCCGTGGTGCGGCCTGTTCGTCGCCGCCTGTATGCAGGAAGCCGGCCTGCCGACCGCGCCGATCGCGGTTCGGGCATCCGCCTGGGCGAATTACGGTCAGCGCCTGCGGTTCGAACGGCTCGCCCCCGGTGCGATCCTTGTGTTCCAGCGGCCGGGTGGCGGGCATGTCGGCTTCTATGTCGGCGAGGATGCCGACGCCTATCGCGTGCTTGGGGGCAATCAGGGTGACGCGGTGACGATCGCCCGGATCGACAAGGAACGATGTATCGCCGCGCGCTGGCCGGTCGGCGTCGATGTCATCGGCGGCCCGGTCCGCATGGCGGCGCGCGCAGGGCAGGCCCTGTCGAGGAATGAAGCGTGACGTGGGTCGCGTTCTACCTGCTGGTCGCGGTGGCCGTCGCTCTGTGGTTGCAGAGCGATCGGTCGGCTGACGGATCGTTCGCCGCCGTCGTCTTGATCGCGATGTGCTGGCCGCTGCCACTGGGATTCGTCCTGTTCATGGTCGCCGTCTCGCTGCTGATCGCATTGTGGCATCGCGTGGGGTGCCGGTGATGGTCCCCGCACTCGCCTTGTTCCGCCGCGTCTGGTGGCTGGTGCCGATCGCGGCGCTGGCGGCCGGGTGGTGGTGGACCGATCGCCGGCTCGCCGACGTCCGTCTGACCCTCGCCAACGAACGGCAGGTCCGTGCGCAGGATCTGGCCGACGCAAATGCCGCCAAACTGAAGGCGGAGCGGGACGCCGCCGATCGCGTCGCTGCGGCGGCGATATCCTACGCCGATCGGCTCGCCAACCGGCAGCCGCTCATACTCGAAAGCACGAACACCGTGAGGGAATATGCCCAGACTGATGCTGGTCGCGTGCGCTGTCGCGCTGCTGACCGGGTGCAAGCAATCGATCTGCTCGACGCCCGCCTTGCCGAAGCTGCCGCCGCCCCCGGTCGCCGCGACCGACCCGTGCCGGCCGACGCCGCAGCACCGCCAAGCGGACGGTAGCGCCACGGCGGCCGACGACGACGCCACCATTCGCGACGGCCGGTTCGATCTGGCCGCCTGCGACGACAAACGCCGCCTCGCGATCGACGCGTGGCCGCGCTGAACTGGAGAAGTACATGAAAACGATAATCTTCTTTCCGCCAGCATACTTGCAAATCGAGCCTTATCCGATGGTCGTGCCGGATGGTTTGGCAGATGCGATGATTAGTTCCGGCGCGGCGGCGTGGCCGGCAATCAACCTAAATTCTGGTTCGTCTATCGTTCCGCCATCAATTGGCACCTTCGTCCCTGTGCTGGGCGCGGCTCCGTCGTCGGTGATCGAAAGCAACACCGTCACCCTGTCGGGGCTGGTCGGGTCGCCCGCGCTGACGATCAACGGCGGGCAGTATTCGAAGAACGGTGCGGCCTATTCGAGCGCAGCGACGACCGTCACGAATGGTGATACGCTACGGTTGCGGGTAACGTCGCCTTCGAGTGCCGGCGCGACCGCCAGCGTCGTGGCGACGATCGACGGCGGACCGCGAACGTTCAGCGTTTCGACTGCGGCAGCGGTCGTTACGCCTACCCCTACGCCGAGCGGAAGTATCGGCGGCGTCACGATCGGCACGGTGGCGACCTCCGGTCCGGAGGCGGGCATGACGCTGGTCTACGGTGATGACTTCGACGGTCCGCTTGATATCATGGGGCCAGCACCTTCGCAGCGGTTTGGCCGCTATGCGACCACTCGCGGCAACTACCTGATCTTCGATAGCGGCCAGCAGCCGCGCGCATCGGGCGGTTTGGGTGGTGTTGACGCTGATCCGTACTGGACTGGTCACCTCGATAGCAATCGTGGCGAGCCTATCGCCTCCCTGTCCGACATCATCGTGCAGACCGGCGGCAGGATTTCGCTACGTCAGCGCGACATGGTGGCCGGTGAAGCGGCGCACGTTCCGATAAATAACCAGAACGTCATGTCGAGCATGATTCACGGCGCATTCGACGTGATGATCACCCCACCGTTTGTAGCAAAGGCTCGTGAACAAAGGTTCTGCAATTATCGAGACCATCCGACGTGGTGGTGGATGGACTTCATGGGCTTCACACGGGGCGACACCGAAGTCGATTACGAAGGCGGTTCGCACAAGGACGGTACCGGCGATGGTCGTCAGCTTGAGCATAACATCAACGCATGGAACGGCGTGACACGCTCCGCTGCGGATTCGGCAGGCAGTGATCCAATTACCGTCGATTGGTCGACGCCAAAAACTCACGCTCTGCATATTGATGCGCAAGGCGTCGTGAACTTCTATCTCGAAGGTGTGCTGATGTATCAGTACAGCAAGAGATCGGCAGAATTGCTCGCCAATCCGAAGCATCCTGTCGCCAGCCATCACATGTACAATGTCTCGCGGCCCGCTGGCGTGAGTCGGTTGGAATACGAAAACATGCAGTACTATATTCCCGGTAAGTTTTACCGGCCATCGGTTGCACCAACTCTGATCCAAGTTGCAGCTGGTGAAAGCAAGACGGTCGTACTGCCAAGCCAGATGGCGCTTTGGGGGGAAACGGGGCTTACCGAAAAGCTCGAAGCTTGCATGGTAGAACCGAACGAACCCGGCGGTACGACTGACGGCAAATTCTATGTAGATCTGCCGGCGGGCTTCACTTATAATCTATCGACTCGTGAATTGACGGTAAATGCCACGACACCGGGCCGTCTGAATATTGGTCTGTACGGCATCAAGTCGGGTTGCGCGTTCAAGGTGTACCGGATCGCGGTCGAAATCGGGCCGATCATCACGGTGCCGTCCACAATCACCATCGCGCAGGGCACGGCGTTCAAGCTGGACTTGTACCCGCTGGTGAACTGCGGCGTGTTGGTGACGGGCGATGATGGCAAGCGGGCGAAGCAGGTGACCGTATCCGGGCTGCCGTCTGATCTGCCGTATAGCGGCACGTCCTATCTGATCGACGGCACCCCGGCCACGGCCGGTACGCGCACCCTGACGATCACCGGGACGAATAGCGTCGGGCAGTCGGTCACCAAGCAGGTCACGTTGAACGTCACTGCGCCGCCGGCTGCTGGCGCCTATGCCTTCGAGTCGTGGCCTTCCCTTGTCGGCAACTTCGACTTCAGCCGCGACGCCTCGTATGCGGGCGTTGCATCCGGCGATTTCACGACGTTCAGCAACACGTTGGCGAACGCTGGCGATCTTGCCAAGGCCCCAACCGTCACGCCCAGCCCGTCGCGGGTGCTGAACGCGCTTAACGGCAAGTCTGTCGCCCGTTTCAACAAGAACGGCACGGACGGAGCTGGCACGACGGTGCTGGAATCCGCTCAGAACGCGTCCGGAGCGACGGTGCCTGTTGCTGCGGTTCTGACGGGAGGCAATACCGCCTTCACGCAGGTCTGGCTGGTGCGGTTCGACGCCGGGTCGGGGACTTGTATCATCGGTGGCCCATCCGAGCAGGTCAGCAACACGGCGACGCGTAACGCGACCCTCGTCAAGCGTGATCCGGCAACGGCGGATTCTTCGTTCCGTTACGGGGCCAATACGTCCAGCACTGCGGATATTAGCCTCGGGCGGATCACCGAAGGCGTCTGGCACTTGATCGTACTCCGTCACAACGGTGACGGGACGAGCGATGCTTGGGTCGATGATACCCGCGTGGCGACCGCTGTGCCGCATACCTCTGCGTCGCCTTGGACTGGGACTGCCCGGTATTCGATCGGCAACGCTCAAGGCACCACGAGTGCCGCGAGCCGCTATCCGACGACGGGCCTTGCCGGTGAGGTTGCGCAGAACCTGTTCTCGGCGGCTGCGCAAACCGATGCAGAGATCACGCAGATGCGCGCCGACATGAAAACGAAGTGGGCCTATTCCTGATACGGTCAGATCGAGTCACAATATCGGCACATATCTTCGCCATCGAATTGATCGGTGCCTCCACATCCGGGGCACCGATCATGCTTTACCGGCGGGTCGAAGAAGTGCGCCACCAATCGAGCATCCACGATCTTAATCCCACGCCATAGCATGCGAACTAAATCACGTATAATCTGGTAAACGCTCAAAACGGTACCGTGAACGATGGGCGCTCACCCCCGTTCCGGTAGAATTTCGCCACTTCCCACCCGCACATCCCAAGCTGGCAGGCGAAGATCAGCACGCCGAGGACTGCGCCCGCAGCACGGTACCGCGCGGCTTTCTTGAAGTCGGTGGGTTGGGTCCATTTGACAGGTTTCATACGATTCTCCGATCGCTGCGTCGGCACTTGGCTCATCGCTCGCTGCGGTTTAGCTTAGCCATGATGACTGGGCCAGCGACTCTGGACCCTGCAACGGACAGGTGATCGTCGTCGTAGTAGAGGATATGACCGTTTAGTCGCGTGTGGCACATCACGCCTTGGCAGAACGCTCTACGCGGAAGGGCGACGGTAACACCTTCCCGAGAAAGTGCTTCAATGACGCGATCTGCGACCGGACCCCATTGCGCGTCAGTGGGGATGCGATCTGCACATTCGGTATCGTCTATTCCCAACTTCCCGTCTCGCGCGAAGCATTTCGGCGGGACAATGTCGAACTCGGGTGTTGTGCCGACAACAATGATCCGTGCGGCAGGAACCGCCTTGTGGACCTCGGCTACAATCGAGCGCAGCGCACCAGCGAATAGCCGCTCCGTCTCTACGGCGTCGTGATGCGCGACCTTTTCATAGATTTTCGGCAGTACGGCGGACCAGCTCGAACTGATGACGATCGCATCTAGGTCTTTCTGGGATGCCGCTTCTGCAAGCGCTGTCTGATAGATTTTGGCGCAGGCGGCAGGATGTTCAACGTAAGCGACATACTGCGAGACGGGGCTGCACCGGGAAACGGTGGCTTGCCGCACTTCCAAATTGCGCGCGTTCGCTATCGCTTCGATCCCGGGCATCAGGTGATCGGCGTGTGAGTCCCCCCAAAGCAGGACATCATAGCCGGGTGTAGCGTCCGGCTTTCCGGATACACACTTGGCAAGATCGCCGAGCTTGCCGCTCGCGCCTGCCTGCTCCGCGTGGCAGGCGCGACGTCGCGGATTGTAGTCGTCATTTGCGATTTCGGCGGCCTGTACAGCGGGGCTGACGTATTCGAACAAACCATTCGTGCTAACCAGCACGATGCCGATTGCCGCGAGTACGGTTGCCGTGCCAGCGCTCGTCCGAAGCACTTGCTTACGCGTCATCTGCCACGTCCCACGACCTCGGAACCGGGACTCGACGTACTTTGTCGATAGCGCTGCCAGCACGAACGCGGCAACAATCGCCGCGATTGCCTCAACGGTCGTAAGCGGTCGGTTCATCGCAAGACGCGGCAGCACCAGTACCGGCCAATGCCAGAGGTAGAAGCTGTACGAGACAAGGCCAACGTAGAGAATCGGTCCCAGCGACAGAAAGCGCCCGATCAGTGTTTGCGCCTTATCGCCCGCATGGATAAGCAGCACTGCACCTAGACATGGTGGCAAGGCAAAGGGTCCGGGGAACGGCACTGCCTCGGTATAAAAAACCATCGGCACTAGGATGAGGAGAACGCCGAGCAAGGCAGCAGCCTCGCGGTACGCCTGTTTCCGAATGGCAGGGACCGCACCAACCGCGAGCATCGCGCCAAGACCCAGTTCCCAAGCCCGCGTCGGCAGCATGTAGAATGTCAGGTCTTTGTAGAATTTGACGCCGACAGTCGACAGTGCGAGCGACACGAGCACGGTCAGGATTACGAAAATGCGGAGCGGTCGCTGATTTTTCTTCCGCGCAAAGTAAGCCGCAACGAACGGCCATAAGATGTAGAATTGTTCTTCAACGGCAAGGGACCATGTGTGAAGGAGCGGCATATCTCCCGCGTCTGGCGCGAAATAACCGGTATCTTCCCAAAACACGATGTTAGCGGTGAATGTAGCAACGCCGACTAAGGCCTTGCCATAATCTATCAGCCCTCTGGGTGAAAGTATGATGATCGATGCGATCGTCGTCGCAACAGCCATGAGAACCAGCGCCGGCATGATCCGGCGGAACCGCCGCTCGTAGAAACGTCCTATCGAGAACTCTCCACGCCTCGCCTCGCCGCAAATGATCGCGGTGATCAGGTAGCCCGACAGGACAAAGAACACGTCGACGCCGACAAAGCCACCCGTAAGTGACCAAGGCAACGCGTGAAACAGGACTACGCCGCCAACCGCGATTGCGCGTAACCCGTCAATGTCTGAACGGTACTTAATCATTTAGCCCCCGCTTGCTGCAGTGCGGCAGTAAACGAAATTACTATAGGAATCCTATATGATTCTGCCGGACCGGTCCCGCCTTGAGCCGAATTGATGGCTGCAAGCCGCGACTGCGCCGTGCCGGCCGACGCGCAAACTTAACGCAATAGTGGTTCAAATTCCCATAAGAGACCAGCGGTCACGGCGATCATAACCAGACTCGCCGTGACGACTCGAATCCGCGCGCTCGTGGACCGCATATTGATTCCCCCCTAGGTCCAGACTGGATCGAAAAAGCTGAACAAAGCAACTGGATAGAGTCTGGCGCTTCAACGGTGATAAACCCCGTCGGGCCATGCGCGACGCGAAACGCGTACCGCTGAACGATGACTTTTCGGAATTTCGATAGCGCTCCGTTGCGAACCGGAGCGGAGCACTATCGCGCGTCTGCGGACACCTAGAATGCTACGTCAGGATCGGCCGTTCGTCGCCTGACCCCGCATCGGAGACGCATCTGCGTCGCCGCTTCCTCCACTGGAGAAAACAGAAATGCGTAAAATCGCCTTCCCGGCGCGGCTGTTTGCCGCGCTGCTGATGCTGTGCGCCTGCGTCCTGCCGCCCGCCGCGCTGGCCCAGACCGGCACCGGCAGCATCGTCACCATTCCGACGCGCATCCCCGACACGAACGCAGATGGCCTGATTAAGTTGGACGGTTGGGCGCTGAAGGTCAGCCCCAAGCTGCCGCGCAAGACGACCGTCTATGGGCCGTGCCCCGGCCTGCCGGATTTCAGCTATCGCGTGCGGCAGGCGTGCGAGGCGGTCACCGTGCCCCCGGTCACCGTGGAGCCGCCGATCGTCGAGCCGGAGAAGCCACTCGTCGCGCCCGCACCCGCCTATACCGTCGTGACCAGCGGCAAGGAGCGCATCCTGCTGGGCACGGACATCGTGGTCGGCCTGAATGAATGGGGCGGCATCGGCACGGGCTATAATGCGCCCAAGGGCGTGGATACGGCGGCGTCCTATGGCTTCCTGCGCGTCGGCATCTATCGCCCGTCGACCAATCTGGAGGTTAGTCTGAACGGCCGCGCGATCGAGGGTTTCAACGTCGGCTATACCTTCAACGGCGCGCGCGTGCGTTACAGCAACCAGTGGCTGACCGGATATTATCAGATCCCGGGTGCCTTCGACGCTGGCACCCGCTGGACCGGCGTGACACCGACCGGCCTTGCGATCATCCAGGACGCGGAGTTGATCGGCAGCACGCTGCGCTTCACCGCCAAGCTGACCAATACCACCGGCTCGGTGATGACTGGTCTGCGCTACATGCGGACGGCCGATTTCGACACCAACAACATCAACAACAGCTTCAGCCAGAAGGACAGCTTCGCGACCGATAACAGGATCGTCACGCGCGGCACCGTCTCCGCAGGTCTGCGCGGGTTCGGCAAAGGCGCGACCGCCATCCTGTCGTCGCCGGAAGCGAGCGCGGTCGCGACGTTCTTCGGGTTTGTGAACACCGATCCGTTCGTCGCTGCGGCCTATGATTCGCCGCAAGCGGTGGGGTCGACAGCGACCAGCGACGCGACCAGCAACGTCCTGATCGACAAAGGGACGCTGCTGCCGGGCGCTTCGACGACGGTCGTGACCGAGATCGGGCTGATGTGATCGTAATTGGCGGGGTGGTGTGCCACCCCGCCGGCCGGTCTGCTGACTGCGGGCGAGACTGGACATCGCTACGTTTGTTCGCGAAACGTTCTCATATGTGGGGCGACGGAGAATCAATGATGGCGCATCTGGCGCTGGCCATTGCCCGGTCGGCGGCGTGGCAACAGCCGGACGATCTGGCACCGTTGCGCCTTGCGTTGCGGGTATTGGCGCGGTGTGGGGTCAGTCCTGCGGCGCTTGCCGCATTTTGGGAGTGTGCTGCGTTTCCCAGTGACAACGATTACATGCACCGGGGGCCGATGTACGATCGGCTCGTACAGCTCGCGCGAGAGGCGGGATATGATGTGGCCGGCGAATATGTGCCGTGCAATGGTTGGCTGATGTGCAATCATTACCGCATGACCGCGTCGCGCGCGGCGCTGTTGGAGCGATATGGCATCCAGCCCGGCTACATGACCTATGGCGATCTGCCGGCGGCCGATGTGTTTCCGAAGCGACCGGCGACCGTCATTCATCGCAACCGCACAAGCGGCTTTCGCCACGCGATGAAGCCCGACTGGGGGTTTCCCCGCAAAATGCGCGGGGCGAGCGGCAAGGTAATTACCAGCCATGTCACGAACGTCCGGAATCTGGACAGCCAGTTTTGGCGAGAGTCGTTGGAACAACCTCATCACCGGTGCCTCGTGCCCGTCACCTCCTTCAGCGAGTACGGACCGGGGGAGAAGGGGAAGCGGCCGCTATTCTGGTTCGACGTGCCGTCGCGGCCGATCTTTTCGTTTGCAGGTATCTGGCGAATGACGCCGGCCGGGGCGGTGTTCGCATTCGTGACGACCGAGCCGAACGAAATAGTCCGGCCTGTGCATCCGAAGGCAATGCCGGTCATCCTTCATGATGAGGATGAGGCGCGCTGGCTTGCCGCACCGACCGCAGAAGCGCTCGACATGATCGCGCCGTACCCATCGCAGCTGATGTCAGTCGAACAGGCCACGCAGACCGGAGAGAAGCGAGGCGGCGGAGAGAAGGACGATGAAGGTCGCCTCGACCTGTAGCACGGTCACGCGCGGCCGCTTCATTCTGTATCGCTTCTGCCGATATCGTCCGGAACCAACTCGGTGCGGCCAATCCCTGTAATTTCGACGACGTTGGCCCCGCGCTTGGCCGCCTCGATCACCAAGCGGACATCGTCGACAGTCAACTCCATGTCGCCGTCGATCTGTTCGCCGTCTGGGTACGTATCGGCAAAATCGGCCAACCGCGCGATAGCGGTGTTCACGCGTATGGTCTCCTCGAGATGATCGTCCAT